CCATTGTTTTGTAACTGGTTAATAATTGATCAATTGTACCATTTAATTCGATTTAATTGGAAAAAAAGCCCTTCTGTGTTTGCAACTGTTAATAGACTGTGATTTAATTACACCTCATTAAACAAAAGGCAAAGCAAATGAGCAAATTAAGAGCTAACAGAATAAAGCGTCAAAAGTTGGAAGCAATCAATCAGACAGCGATTATATTAATAGTGGGCATTATGGCCGGTGTTTACATCTTTGGTGCGCTGCTAATGTTACAGGGAGTAATCTAATGGGTGATCTAATATTCTTAACCCTGACAATTGGCCCGACACTTTATCTAATGATTAAGGGAGTGCAGTAATGACTATTCAATTAAACGCTTGCGACTTTTTCCAAGATCAAAAGGATGCATTTTCTGCAGAGCTTCAATGTATAGAAAGTAACCAAAAATGGATTGACGTTTCCTACACTAATGATGAGCTACCTAGCATTTCAGATGGCGTTCACGTTGTTTATTTTGGAACTTTTCTATCAGGGGAGAAGATCATTTGGGCAATACAAGATGAAAATTATGGTTACGAGCAAGTCGATTTAGGCTGTTTTGATGACATACAAAGCGCGATCGAATTTTGTGATAAAAGAAAGGAGATAATTTAATGCGAGACATTATCCGAGAGAATGCCCAAATTGAAGCAAAGCGTTATCTATTCAGTAAGCAAGTGGAGCGCCAGCAAAACCGCAAATTCTTTGTTGATCGCGCCTTAATCCTGACAGCACTGGCGGTATTACTGGCTAGTGCTTACCTGCTAGGTTAATAACTCAAGCCCATTTGAGACAGTGGGCTTTTTGATATTAATCACAAACTAAAGAGGGTTACACCATGAAAAAGACAGACATTAAAAAGCTTATAGATGACGGATTTAACCGCGCAATGGTATTTGATAACATTGATTGGGAACATTATATCGACCGTATGTTCCGTGCAGAATTAAAGAGAGAGCGCGATTATAGGAACATGCGACCAATGGAACACCACGGTCACAGAAACAGCGCGGCACTATCAGCACGTTATTTTGTAGTGCTATGGTTCAAACATGCGCTTATTAGTACAGAAATGCGCCCTTCCGATGTTCTACATTGCAACCCTTCCGCGTTAATGGCTAAAGGTTTAGTAGATAGATGGCCTGAAAAAGCGGCAAAAACATTTGATGGTTATGATTTTGACCAATTCAACAAACTAGGTTATGAAATGTGCGGCATCGTTGACGCATCGGAGGTTTCAGCATGATTAGCCCCATTGCTCTAACCAATTACAGATCATCTGTTGATCGCATAGAGAAAGCATCTAACACGCGAGAAGTGCAACAGGTTTGGCATAGTTTGGCGCGTGTACACGCAGCCGGGTGGCTAACAGACTCCGAGCTAATGCGATTAGATAGCAAAATAGTTGATAAATTAATAGCACAAGAGGTGACAGCATGAAAATTGACACATTGGAAAAAATGGAAATACTAGTGCTTGGCTTAAATGCTGGGCGCGAATTAGATATAATGGTTGCATCTGGAAAAGACGGCTGGGTCATTTGCAGCGATTTGGAAGGGCTAGGCTTTCGGGTAAATCATGATGGGACAGTAGAGAGCTGGGTGCAAACTAACGAAGAAGTAAAAGACAGCTACACAATTGAGGGCTGTATCTCTGAATCTAAAAAAGAAGCTAAAGAATATTTTAAACGGAAAGTAAATAGCTAGGCGAGGGTTATCCTTTTCCCTTTGAAGTCGGCTTGGCCCACCGTGCCGAATACGGGCCTTCTAGCCTCCTTTTTAGGGGGCTTTTTAATACCCCTAGCATTGGTATAGGGTGACCCATTAAAACGCCTTAGAATGGCTTACAAGCGCTTTTTCTCGGTGTTTATGAGCCTAGATAGGTACCATTGCGCCTTCTCAAGATCAATTAGCGGGTTTGGGTGTTTTGAGTACGCCCTAAAAATGTACTTCTGAATATTCCCGCGCAAATATCCTGCGAATTCTTCCGAGGTCATACTAGATTCTATGGCATCTATGCATTCAACTTTGCCCCGGTAGTGGGGTGGCTTGTTGACCATATCGCTTACAGGGGCCTTGTTTTCCTGAATAGTAGACACGGGCCTTGGTTCTATCGCTGGATGGCTGGCTTGTAATTTTTCCCACTCACTCATTTTGGTCACCGTATTTTTCACGCAAATAGTTCAAACTGATAGGCAATTCATCGCAACCGCCATCCGCAACTTCGTTAAGCATCCAAATTCCACGCCACGACAAATTAGTCTGGGGATTTAGGTAGTCTTCATGGTGCTGGTAGAAGATGCCAGCGAACAACCCTAGAATATTGGTTCCATCTGCTCTCCTCCCATAGGCCAGGTCTTTATCCTGAATATGCCCCATCACGCAGGTCATCATTTTCTTGGTGATCAAGCTACGCGCACTGGCAACTGGTCTACCCATCACGCCACTTGTGAAGTAATGCGAGTACGCGATGCCATCTATCACTGCAACCTGTAGAAAGTCGTACACTTCCCAGCCCATTTCCTGTAGTTTAAAATCTTGGTAGCCTATCAGACCTTCTAGCTTTTCATCGCCTTCAATAGCTCGCTCAATTCTGTATTCGTGGTTACCCAGAGTAAAGACCATTCGGGGATTCCATTGCTTTTGCTTGTTGACCCGTAATCTATGCTGCTCTTGGCGTATAGGCGCTAAAAATACCTCCATCGCATCAATACCAGCTTGGATATCATCAGTATACCTCCTGCCAGCAAAGGATTTCTTTCCCACGTCCCACGATGAAAGACTAGGCATATCCCAATGGTCGCCAATGTGTACGATCACATCAGGCTTTTTAGCCGCTGCGTACTGACCAGCCCAGTGCAAATGGTCGTTAGGCTCGCCAGGTTTTACCTGAGTATCTGGGATTATCAGATGCCTTTTGGTGGGCGGTCTTGATCTGAACAGATTAACAATGCTTTTAATTAGATTCATTTATTGCTCCATAAAAAAAGCGCCACTAAGGGCGCTCTAAATCGTCTTTCGCCACTGCGGTTAACCCGCATACAACGAATATTATCATATAAATCAACACTTGAAACACCACCCAGACCAATTGAGTCGCCATTATATAGACTCTGCGAATGGTCACAAATGTATTAGATTTATTCATGACATACCATTTATGATATGGCTCGCGCCCTTTGCCAAGTTATCTTTAGCCCACAAAGGTTGTAAATTTGACGGGTGATTTATAATGTCGCAATCAGTAATATCATTGTCTAAAAATGACTTTATTGGTTTGATGTGATCTATGTGCCATTCTTTTCTATTATTCCAGCCCATGCCAGCAGTAAATAAAGATTCCAACCTATTTATGATTTTCGTGTCTTTTTTTATAATCATTAAACGTAAATGAGCGCGAATTCTTCTTGATGACCTTTGTCTGCTTGTGTTTATTTCTGTTGTTCCGCAATCGTCACAAACATCGCACATGAACCAAGGGCCAACGTCGTAGGCGCAATCGCAAGGCCCGTACATGCCATCGCTCCAATAAGCGTCCCCAGTGCCGTTGCATTCCTCACAACGCGCTCTATTTTTGATATATATTTGCGCTTTTTTGGTTTTCACCACTCCTTCGCAATATTCGCATTTATTCATTATTTAATTCCTTGTTGGTAGTTCGTTGACAGCCACAGGTGAACCACGCCTGATCACAGGTCGAGGGAGACCCGGCTTACAAAACCACTGCAATCGCAAGTATTACTAGCAAATACACAATTTGTGCATTGCTTAAATTTGATTGCGCCATCAACCACTGCTTTATTAGCTGGCGATTGGCAAATTTGTGTGCTTCTTTAATCTTATCTTTCATACGTCACCCCTAAAAAGGTATGTCTTCAGTAATAGGCTCGGCAGTAGATGCTGCTGCTGGTGCGCCACCTTCCACAAACATTACCTTACAGTTCCCAAGAATGGGCGGGCGCTCTTTGTTAGCTTCACGCTCTTCTTTACTCTGCGACTGGGCGATAAACCCGTGGTTGCCGTACTGATCTTCTTGGCTTGGGTCAACAAAGGTAGTCAGGTTCATATAAGTACCCTTTGCGCCCTTGTATAGTAGAGCCTTGTCGATCTTGGTTACGTCAATTGAGATGTTGATTCCAATTTTACTCATGCTAAATTCCTCACTTCGGAAATAATTTCGGTTGCGGCCAGCAATACTTGCTCTGCCAAGTTGTCAATGAACTCTTCATCACGCTCAACTCGAACGATAAAGGGTTCTTTCTCTGGGTGGTAACTCATAAAGTCCCACCAATCACGCTCTGTAATCCACATACAGCCTTGGACTTGAGCATAATGCTTTGTTGGGCAGACTCCTTTCTCGCTCCATTTGTCATGGTTGCTTGGCGCTGGGCATTTAATCTCAATGCCGCCATCTTCACCTATTAGGCCATCAGGAGAGCAGCCAAACTCACCGCTGTTATCCAAGATAAACCCTACTTCCTGCACTTCGTTGTCAGTTATCAGGGTGTACAGATTACGGGCATCAGGCTCAAGTTCATTACCTCTTGTCATCCAATCTGTAACGAACACAGGGGCAGACATACCAGATATGCGCTCAATGATAAGCGATTTAATGTAGTCATCAGCAGAAGCACTGGGCTTGCCTGTAGAAGTAATCAGTTTGTGGAACTGACTGGCGCTAGGCCGTCCTAACCTAGCTTCCAGCCATGCCTGACTGCCCTGTTCAGCTTTCAGTATTTGCATCAGCTTTTCTCTTCAGTGCTGACAGTGCCTGATCAAACTGCACCGCCCTCATCTGGTCAACAGTCGAACACTTGAATACTTTACAGAACTTCTCAACATCAGACTCCGTAATTTCAAGCAATGCCTTTAACTGCGCTGACTGATTAGAGTCGATAACCGCATCCTGTACTGCACTGGGCAAGTCTTCACCAGCGTAGATGTAGATACCCAGACCGTGCATCGCTATTGCTTTGACTAAACAGCGCATTCTGGCATCAGAAATGTCGCGGGTACTAGGATTGGCTATACTCTTATTGCGGTTGTCCATTACTGGCAAAAACATACTGTGGGTCTTACCCTCAACAGTCACGGAAACATGCACTTCACAAGTCTCATTATCCAGAAAGATAGGTGGACAAAAAGCATAAGTTGAATCAGGGTAATGCTCCATCAGTGTTTGCCATGCCCATGCCCACGATAAATATGATAGGTTGCCCTTCTTCTCTACGTTTTTACTACAGTCGATTGCTGATAAGGTCTTCCATACATTACTCATAGCTCTTCTCCAGAATTTTTTGCGTACTCATATTGCATTTGCTCCCACTCTGTACCTTGAGCGCCAGCATTTTCAGCAGCCTCATACGCTTTAGCATAGCCTTCATAGTATTTGTCATCTTCGCCGTCCATAGCTGGGTGGCCGTGTACACAATCGTACTCGCCACGCTCAAAGTGCGACATTAGATCATTAAGGAAGTTATGGAAGTAATCCATGTTGTCACATGGGCTGCCTGTGCGTTGGGGGGATTCGTATTGCTTCATTTGTGTAGCCTCTTTGTGTGTTTGTGGGGTTTATTTTACACAAGTAAAAATAAAATACAACTACTCTTGTAAATTAAATTACAAGTGCTATCATGCAAGCTCACTAACTGGAGTTTTTCATGGACATTAATAAATCAATCAACTTCTATATGGCGAAGCACGAGATGATCCAGGCTGACCTGAGTAGGAATTGCAGCTTATCTTCTGGGGCTATCTCTTTGATCAGAAATAATCACCGCGCACCATCATTCCCAACGCTAATTATTCTCGCTAACATGTTCAAAGTAAAGTTGTCAGAGTTTATCGCGGCTGGTGAATAATGGATAAGCCATCGTATTATGCCATCATCCCGGCAACTGTGCGTTACGACAAGCGTTTAACGGCAAATGCCAAACTGTTGTACGGTGAGATTACTGCACTTTGCTATCAGGAAGGCTACGCTTGGGCAGGTAATCAATACTTTGCTGATCTTTATGAGGTGCATAAGAACTCTATTAGTGCTTGGATAGGTAATCTAAAGGAGGCTGGACACATTACAGTCCAGATGAATTATAGAGAGGGTAGCAAGCATATCTTGAGTAGGCATATCAGATTATTTGGGGAGGGTATACAGGATAACTTACACACCCCTACAAGAAAACTTGGTGACCCTATACAAGAAAACTGTGGAGATAATAGTACAATTAATACTACAATTAATACTACAGTTAATACTACAGTTAATAATGTAGATGATTTTGATTCATTCTGGAAATTTTATCCACGGAAAGCAGGGAAGGATGCAGCAAGGAAGGCATGGGAGAAGTTAAGACCTGAGATACCTATCATAAAAATGATTGCTGACAATGTAAGAGAGCGAGTAGAGAAAGGCGAATGGCGTAAGGACAACCAGTCCTTTATTCTTCATGCCAGTACCTATCTCAATCAAAAACGTTGGGAAGACGAAGTTGTTGACCAGCACACACAAACCAGAACCAACCCTGATTCGATGAAGTCTATCTCCGTAATGGAGAAGATAACTGACAGATCGTGGGCGGAATGAGGAAATAACATGACACAAAGTGAAAGAGTTTTAGAGCATTTATCAACAGGCCAAACCATTACTTCAGTAGACGCTTGGAGAGATTTGGGCATTACACGATTGTCTGCCAGAATATCTGAGCTGAAGCAGGAAGGTTATCCAATTCAAAAGAACACTATTAAAGTGCCTAATCGGTACAAAGAAATGTGTTCGGTAGCTGAATACTACATGGAGGAAGCGTAATGGAACTATCAAATGAAGCTGATTACACGACCTATGGCGGCAACAAGAATCACGACAATCGAAAGCAAGTAAAAGTGCAATACATTGGCACTAAATCTACTGTCTTGGTTACTGGTGAGTACTACACCTACAAAGAATTAGCTAAAGTTTGCAATATGTGCGTGAAGACCATGCAACATAGGGTCTGGGGTGACAGTGTTGGCCTTAACAGATACGCCAATGACAATACTATTCGCCCTTTGTTTACCAAATCTGATGGGGTTCCGCTGGGAGGAGGTAACGAAGAGCTAAAGAACCACACACCATCTGCAAAATGTAAGCATGAAGCGCAAAATGTATCGACAAGGTGGTTAAATATTAAACTAACAACCATCGAACCTAACTACACCAACAGGCAGTGGCGGTAATTATGAATCCTTATTTCGTTGAAGGGCCAGCAGTAATTAGCTTTAGCGGGGGCAGGTCATCAGCTTACATGCTGCATCAAATTCTACAGGCTCACGACTTTAATTTGCCTGAAGATGTTTACGTTATATTCTGCAACACTGGTAAAGAAATGCCTCAAACACTCAAATTTGTAGCTGATTGCTCTGAGCAGTGGGATGTAGAAATAATTTGGTTAGAATATGATGGTAAAAAGAAATACAAAGTAGTAAACCCTAGCACTGCCAGCAAAAATGGCGAACCATTTGCTCAACTTATTGAAGATAAGAAATACTTGCCTAACATGATGGCTAGGTTTTGCACCTCAGAATTAAAAGTTTTGACCATTGAACGGTACATGGAGACAAAAGACTTTTTAACAGTTGTTGGAATACGGGGTGACGAGCCAAGACGAGTGGCTAAAATGAGAAGCAAAGAAAATTATGCAGTACCTTTGGCTGATGCAAAAATTGCCGAACAAGATATTGAAAAATTTTGGAAAGCTTCGGACTTTGATTTATCATTGCCAGCAGCAGGAGTGAATACCCTTAGTAATTGCGACCTTTGTTTCTTAAAAGGCTATAGCATTAAGCAGTCTATTGTTGAGCATGACCCGTCATTAGCAGATTGGTGGGTTGCACAAGAAAAGAAAATAAATGCTAGGTTTAGAAGTGACCAGCCAAGCTACGAAAAGATGCAAGTTATTGCCACAGATCAGGGTCAATTATTTGATTTTGATAACACATCAATAGATTGTTTTTGCGGAGATTAATCATGCGATTTAGCGGAGATGCTCAAACAGTAAACAGCAAAGAATCTTTGGATAAGTGGATACGATTCTCAACTGAGATATTCCATGAGAAGAAGTACGTTACGTTTAAGTATTCGCTGGGCAAACCTAGAACCATTAAGCAGAACAGTGCTATGTGGGTATTCTGCCGGGACATAGCAGACCGCTGCAATGCTGCTGGCTATGGAATGCAAACGATTAGCCCGGTGTTGTCTAAGCCGATAGAGACTGAATGGACTGAAAGAAGTGTTATGAATTACATCTGGATGGCCGTTCAGACTGCTATGTTTCCTGAGAAAAACCACAGTAGTGACGAGCTAACCACTACAGAAGTTGCTCCTGTGGCCGAGACTATCATCAAATATTTAGGTGAAAAATATGGCGTACACGTTTTATTCCCTGATAAGGATTTTAAAAATGGCAATTAAGAGGGATGCAGCAGACAAGTGGTTCTCCGATGTGGTCAGGAAGAACGCTGGCTATGTTTGTGAACACTGTCAGAAGGTAGACGCCAGGATGGAATGCGCCCACATCTATGGTCGTGCAGCTAAGTCAGTGCGCTGGTCATTGGACAACGCCTTGTGCCTCTGTCATTACTGCCACAGGACGTTTACTGCTAACCCTATAGCTTTTAACGACTGGTGCTTAGAACTACTGGGAGAGGGCCATATGGAGCTTCTAAGGGAGAAGTGGAACGTGTTGATGCCTACCACTAAATTATTGCGGGCAGAGATAGCTAAACACTACAGAGAAGAGTTCAAGAAAATGGATTATCACTCTGAATATCAACCAATAAGTTACAACTGAGGTTTGTTATGACAAAAGAAATTGAAAGTGAGCAGTTAAAAATGATGCTGGACATGATTGAAGATTTGGGTATGGAGGAAAAGTACAAGGATAGATTCATCGAAATTCTAGGGGCCGCTGTCGCCAATCATTCTGGGTTTGCGCGAAAAGAATTAGGTGTACTCTTAGGTGAGTTGAATAATGAGTACGAAACATTGAAGCTACACCAAGAGTTAGAAAAAGAACCGCCTGATGAAGAACAATTAGGTTTGCTTAATCCTACATTTGATGTAGACTAACTGTGTGATGACCTCGGTGGTTGATCACATTCTCGTTCGACCCGCCTAACTCGCGGTAGCTTACCCAAGCTTTTAGCCTCACTATGTGGGGCTTTTTTTTGCTATAATGTAAGCAACTGGGAGAGACAAATGAAAGGTTTATACGCCAACATACACGCTAAACGTAAGCGCATTGCAGCAGGTTCTAAAGAGAAGATGCGTAAGCCTGGAACCAAAGGCGCACCTACAGCCAAGGCATTCAAGCGATCTAAGAAGACAAGCTTACTAAGTTAGTAACACCACGCTACTGGTACGCTTTCCCTAGTGTCTAGATGTACAAAGTTCTTATGCAGCCCTATACCAGTAAATCCCATCGCTGGTGCTTTCTCAATGATGGCAAAGGCTTCTGCTCCGTTGTTAACCTTGATGTCGCAGGCAATCCCTTGGGCATGAGTTCCGGGATTTTTTTTGGCTGCTTCAATGCTATGGGTCTTATCCCTATAACCACTGGTAATAATGAACGGGAAGCCACAGACATGCCTAAGTTCGTCAAGCCGCCACAGGAATACATCTGACATTTCATTGTTCCCGGTCTCCTGACAATCAAAGTCTGATAGTTTGAAGTATCTCATTTCTCTCTTTGTACACCTTTGGTCTTCTCAACTGTACGCATAGCACCTAGTCCAAGCATACCCATCAGCACAGTAGTAAGCAGGGAGCTATCTACAGGAGGTACAGTGTACCAGATACCCAAGATAGGAGATAAAATAGTAGAGTACATTAGAGCAAATCCGCAAATCCAACCAATAGCCGGGCGCCAGCCAGCAACAAACATGTTCTTGTGTGCAGCCTCTACTTTGTTAACTTCCAACTGGCCCTTGGCTAACTCTTGAGCATGGCGTTCTGCCATCGTGCTGATCTCGTGAGACAGCTTGGCCTTAACATCCTTGTCTAATATGAACTTGTCTAGCAGGTTAGAAACTGGGCCTATCAATGCTTGCAACATATTATTGTATCCACTTAGCTACGGCAAATATGGAGATGATCATGGGGTACATCATCCATAACATGCGCTCTAGTTTATTAAATCTTTGTGCGCCATCATCAAGCCTACGTTCGATGTTGGAGTAGCGTTCAGCACACAGGGTTTCATGGGCCTCCATGCGGGTGATCGTATCTTCGGCCATATTAGAATCCATAGTAGTAGGCTGCGGCAAACACTGCTAATAAAAGCAGACCACCGAATATGTTTTTAACAATATCTTCATGCTTAGATTGCAGTCTAAGTTTAGCTAGGCGTTGTTTCTCTAGCTTATCCTTATGATCAATAAGAGAACGATGCTGTATGGCAAGCATGTCACGCCAGACCTCACGGGGTGTGATCTTCTTTAGCGCCTTCTCTTCTTCACGAATAGCATTCTTAGCCCATGCCAACTCAAGAGCCTCGCCCTGAGTCAGTATATGGTCACCAGTTTTAGCAGCTTGCTCGATAGTTTCTACTGCTGCTTTAGATTCTGTCAGCGTAGAGAAGATGCCAGCAATGTCAGACAGGTGACTACCAGATTCTTTAACAGTTTTAATACCTGCGTTAAGAGTCTTTAAGGCACCTACTACTAAACTGATCTCTGCTATCATTGAATGTTACCCAGCTAATTGAGAACGGAGGTAAGCGCACTCTAGTGCTAATGCTTCTTCATAGCGTATACCGTAACGGTCTGCCTTGGGATACTCTTCACCGTCTGCTAAAGCAATAGACTCATCATCCCACTCGTCATAACATAGAAGCCCGTAAGCAAATGCGTCCAGACCTTCAGCCTCAAATGCAGCTTTAACCTGCTGTGCAATCAAACCAAAGTGCCAGCGAGCGCCATCACCTTTAGTCTCTACAGCGTCATTCCACTTGTACTGTACAAAGTTAACATTGGCCCATGCTCTTAGTACCGCAGCATCAATGGCTCCTATCTGCTGCTTCTCTCGCTCATCAGATGTATTGATAGTGCCTGTGCCAGCAAAGACCACAGACCAGCGATAGATAGAATCACCGGAACTAATTACGTTGTCATGCGTAGGCCGAAACTTGTTAGTTTCAATAATGATACCTTGCACTGATTGTTGGTTCCAAAGATTTAACTTACCTTCTAGCTGGCTAACAGCATTCTGGATAAAATCTTCGTTCCAGTCTTTAATAATAACCTGTGCCATAATAATTCCTAATAAGTGTCGATTGCGTATTCAACAATTTTATATTTAAACTTGATGATGTTGCCCGGTGCAATATTAAAGTTACCTAAACCAGCACTAACCAAATTATGCAGATAAATACTAAATGTCCGACCTACTCCTGACCCACTTGTATTAGTATCCAACACTTTTCTAAAATTCATTTTACCAGTATTGTTAAACACAGTAGAAAAATCAGCAGTTGCAACTCCTCCAGGGTTAGAGTTAACTCTAAATACTAACCCTTCAACACCAGTGCCTGATCCCCCAGTGGGATATTCAACTTCGTATAGCACTAGGCTTTGACCACTAGCAGTAGATGCAGAGTTAAGATAATACGGAATGTCTATAGCAAGGTTTACGTTACCACCCTGACCAATAACAGATGGAAAAGTTAAACATTGAACGTACTCAGTTACACCGCGCTGTACTAGCGTTTCAGTTCGGCCAATAACAATATCGTCAGAAGTAATTACACCAGACACTGATTTTGAGTTAGAAAAGTTAGCGGCTGCTAATGCCACTACACCTACACAAGTAATGTTACAGTCAACATTAATAGATTCATTGTCATACGCAATTAAACCTGTGCGACTTCCACTTAAATAACCGGAAAACATTATGTTGGTAGCAAAGTCTACATATCGATTTCCATATACCTGCGCTCCATCACCTAACGATCTTTCAATCATTCCGCCACTAACGCTAACTGTTTCAGAGTTATAAATTAACAAACCAGTTTGAGGGTTAGGTGTTGAGGCAGTACGCTTTACTAATCCAGCACGAACAAAGTCACAGCCAGTAATAGTTAGCTGAGAGATGCTGTGAAAATAGCAGAGAGTAGAACCTGACTCAAAGAAGTGGCTGTTAGATATGTTGATAAAGTTACTGATCTGATTTGAACCACCGCCTACGTCATACATAGCAGACACATAGCTACGATAAATAATAGCATTGTTTAACACTAGACCGTCTAGGCTTGTAGTGTGTATACCGTAGTTCATCTTAATCAAAGAGATGTTAGATACAGTATAGTCAGCAGCAGCATCTTCAGCTTTAATAAAATAGTTACAGTCTTTAGCTGTAAGGTTTTCCATAAAAGGTTTAACAGCAAGAATGCCTGTAGTGTTAAAGATACACTTATCTAAATTCATAAAGTCTAAGCGATCTAGTGCAAGCTCTGCTGTTTCATTCATGTTAATCGCATGAGTGTTTGCAGGAAATACAGGAGGCGCACCGTATGCAGCTTGAGAGATAGTTCCAGAAGCAAAAGACATCTCTTCAATGGAGCAACCAAACGCTGTTACGTTAGTACCCTTGTTAAATGAAAACGCTGTAACGCCATTGCTTACACGGATAAGAGTTGCGCCTGAGAAAACAGTAGGGCTAAAAGAACTTGTATAGCCATTGAAGTTAGCGCGGCCAGCACCCAGCATGCGGATGCCTTTAGTAATAGACACCCCAGTAGAGATCAGGAACTCACCTTTAGGGATTACAACAGTACCACCGCTAGGTAGACTGTTAATAGCTAACTGGATAGCTGGGCCATCGTCAGTAGTACCGTCCCCTTTTGCACCAAAGTCCAGGACATTAACACTTGCCCCAGAGATCATGCGGTTTGTTGCTTTGATTAACGCCATCTTTATAACTCCGGCTTGGTTTCAGGGAACGAATCTGTGGAGGGCCACGTTCTCAGTGCTTCTCTGTACGCGATGTAAGCTGCACGTTGCGGGTGGTCTGACAGAGGTACTATGAAGTCACTAGCGGATAACTCAGCATCACGCCACTGCCTTTTATCCGCTTCTGTTATAGCTAGTTTATCTTCCTCAGACACAACCGCAACACATTGCTCATAGAAATCAAAGTTTGCTTGAACAAATGCTTCATCAGCTATAATAGTGTTAGTGACATTACCGTTTTCGGCATCTAAAATATAATAAGTTTGCATTTTTATCTCCTTATGCGACCGCCGTATAGTGAATAATGACAAGTCCATTGCCGCCTGTGCCGCCAGCAATACCCACTTGATTGGTAGCGATAGTGCCGCCACCGCCGCCACCGCAACCTCCAAGACCTGTGTTTCTGTTAAGCTGAGAGCCTAAAAGATAATATAAACCACCACCGCCAGCGAAAGCGCCACCAAATCCTGCTACAAGATTTGCAGTAGCGGTTCTACAACCGCCTCCTCCAGCCCCCATGCTCGGCATAGGTGCTTCGTTATACGCTGTATTGGTCTCAGCCGCATTAATAATTCCACCACCACCATGACCTGCTCTGTCAGTGCTTGCATTACCCGCTCCACTACCTCCTACGGCATGTCTAGCCCCAACAAGGGATGCTTCTCTATACTGAAAACTAAAAGCGTATGGGTTTCCTTCTGCGCCACCAATGCCGTTGTAATTATTACTAGTTACGGCATCGTAAGCTTCAAAATTTGCAGAACCCCCGTTAGTTGAATAACTTAATTCACCAGTAGCTGATTTATTGCCTCCAGTGCCTCCAATACCAGCACCACCAGTAGCGATTTCTTGGTTGTCAATGTTACCTGCGGTAACGCTTCCCCCCGCATAACCAACAAGACTTTTAATAGCTACCGCTCCACCTCCAGTAACGACCCTACCGTTGCCCGTAGTAATGTTTGCGCTGACATTACCACCTGTACCTCCAGCCCTGTTTGCAAAATTACCATTTGAAGCAGTACCACCTGCGCCTCCCAGAACAGCGGCGGCGCGATTAGTGCCTTTGTTGCCCCCTGAACCACCGTTAGCTGTTAAAGTAGATGACAATCCCGTTCCCGCAACAGTAGAGTTTCCTCCGTCTGGTGCGTCAGATGCGTTTGATGAGAATGGAGCTAATGCACCCGCGCCGCAAACGACAGTAAACGAACCGGATGTAGTTACATCTAATGATTTATGAATGCAAAGGCCGCCTGCGCCACCTCCAGTTA